CCCTAGAATACGAGTTAGCCACTTTGCACAACAAGGCTCGAGCTTTGTTATTCTCATCAGCCTATGTGGCCAACGAATGGACCTTGATTGCTCTAAGTAAAATCATACCTAACATACATTTTGTAAGTGACAGTGAGAACCACAACAGCCTAGTCATTGGCATGGTTCACAGCCGAGCACCTAAGACTGTGTTCCGTCACAACGATCTGGATCACTTAGAAGATATTTTAACCAGCATACAACTCACAGGCAACGTGCCTTGTATTGTATTTGAATCAGTTTACTCAATGGATGGCGACGTAGGACATATCAAAGAAATCTGCGATCTAGCAGACAAATATGGTGCTATGACCTACATCGATGAAGTACATGCGGTAGGACTCTATGGACCCCACGGTGGTGGGAAAGTTGAAGAGCTAGGGCTACAATCCCGTGTTGACATAGTCAACGGTACATTAGGGAAAGCCTATGGGGTCCAAGGTGGTTATATTGCTGCCGATGCTGAGGTAATCGACGCCATCCGTTCTGTAGCTGCTGGATTTATCTTTACTACTAGTATGAGCCCTGTGAGTTGTGCAGGGGCTTTGGCTGCGGTCAAGTATCTCAAGGATCACAACGAGATACGGGACAAACATCAAGAACGTGCTAGAAAGTTAAAGCATAGATTGGCTGTGGCAGGCCTGCCAGCCATGGAGTGTTCAACCACACACATTGTTCCTATCTTAGTTGGGGAAGCTGTGCGTTGCAAGGCCATTAGCGATGAGTTATTAAACGAACACAACATCTACATCCAACCAATCAACTCACCTACTGTGGCTGTAGGCACAGAGCGGTTGCGTCTAGCACCTACTCCGTTCCACGATGACGGTATGATCGAAGATCTAATTACTGCGCTGACAGCTTCGTTTGCGTGTCACCCGGCGCAAGTCTAAAGCGATCTTCCACGTAGTCCCCAGTACCAACTTCAAAAATCACACTGTTGGCAACTAGTGCTTCAATTTGATGAGGGCCGAGAGCTGCGAAGTCTGCAGTCTTTCCTTCTTCTAGAATAGCTTCTTTGATTTCACCTGTGCTAACATCGATGTAAGTGACTTTGAACTTACCTGCATTAATAAACCAACTCTTGTATTTCTCTTTGTGTAACACCAAACTGGTTTTGGCTCCTGCACGATCAAATACCAACAGTTTTCCACAGTATTTGTCGTTGTTGGCCCACACCAATTCAAATCCCCACCCTTTGTCTACCTTGCCTAATGTTTGTAAGTTCATGGTCGTCTCTCAATTATTTTATCTACTAGGCCGTAGGCCAGTGCTTCTTCTGCTGACATGAATGTGTCACGATCCATGTCATGTTCAAGCTGTGCATAAGTCTTGCCTACGGTGTTGTGTTTGACATAAAGTTTGGTCAATATGTCTTTCATCTTGGTGATCTCTTTGTACTGTATTTCAATGTCGCTTTGCATGCCACGAGCACCACCTGAAGGTTGATGGATCATGTGTCGAGCATAGGGCAATATATGGCGCTTGCCCTTGGCTCCTGCCTGTGCTAGGAACGATCCCATTGAGCAGGCCTGTCCCATAACATAGGTCTGTACATCTGGTTTGATAAACTGCATGGTATCATAGATGGCCATACCAGCTGTGATAACACCGCCTGGGCTGTTGATGAACAAGTTGATGTCCTTGTCTGGGTTTTCGCTTTCCAAGAACAGCAATTGGGCAACAATCAAATTGGCCATGTGATCTTCTACAGGACCATTCAGCATGATAATGCGTTCTTTGAGCAAACGGCTAAAAATGTCATAGGCCCGTTCGCCTTTGCTTGTGGATTCAACTACCATTGGTACTAACATAGATTTCCTTTTGTACAAAATTAAATTATAGCGTGTCTAGTAATTATTGTCAAGGCTCTTGTTTTCTTTGTGATCTGAGCATATAATAGTCATGTAATCAATCCGCAGTTAAATATATCATGAGCACCCTTTTATTAAACGCAGACATGCAACCTGTAAGCCTATTGCCTTTATCTATTGTAGATTGGCAGGAATCCATACGATACATGGTTCTGGACAAGGTCAAGGTCTTGGAATGGCACGACGATTGGATTGTCCACAGTGCCAGATGGCAGACTCGTGTGCCTGCGGTGATCATGTTGAACACATATCAAAAACCCAAGCATACAATGAGGTTAAGCAAACGCAACATATTTCTGCGTGATGCCTACACCTGTCAATACTGTGGCACAAATGTCACAGAAACCAATGCCACTTTGGATCATGTGCATCCTGTGAGCCTGGGCGGCAAGACCACCTGGGAAAACTCAACCACGGCCTGCAAGCATTGTAACTATCGCAAGGCAGCTCACGTGGGCAAGATGAAACCAAAGATCGCTCCCTACAAGCCTACATTTTGGGATCTAGTTGCCAAACGCAGGGTCAGAGGCTATCACCTGGGCCACCCTAGCTGGGCCGATTACTTGGGCGTTTGAGTGGTTGACAATAGCAGACTTTGATGTTACAGTTAGTATGTGAGCTGAAATAATAGTAAGCATATCACACATTAACGTCATTAAAGGAAGACAAAATGTTAACAACTGTAAAAAAGCCTTGGAATCAAAAAGCAGCCAAGAAGAAATTTCTCAGCAACTATACAATCCCGTTTGATATGGAAGATGATGCCATGGATCTTAGGACCATGGCAGAAAACTACAAGCAATCAAATGAGATTATTCCATTAGAAGACATCCATCAAGGTCTGATGGCAATCCTAGGACCAAATTACGATCCTGTATTACAGAAGCCTTATGATCCTAGTAATGGTTCATCAATGTTGCTGACTCAGCCAATGTTGGTACCAGCTGGAGGTGCTCCGCAATTTGGATACTTTGATTGGAATCAATTATATCTTTTTTCAATATTCCAACGAGATGTAGCTGCAAACCATTGCGCTAAAATCAAAAGAGTTTGGAATCATTCTGCGGTATTAATTCCCTGTGCTATCAAATTCACACTAAATGGCAAAGTTTATTATTGTATATGGGATGGTCATCATACTCTACAAACTGCACGTATTATGAATTACACCAAGTATCCAGTATGGTACGTTGATATCGATGCTGTGCCGGAAACAACTGTTGTCGGAGCAGGTTTCACAGCTGACGAAGCAGGCAGAGTGAAGTATGGCTGCTGGATGGCTGGTCAAAACATGATACTGATCAACAGCACAAACAAGCGGGCACTGGCTCATTTTGATAAGTTTATGATCTTATTGAATACCAACGACTACAAAGCAACTGCTATGAATTTGATACTACAGGCCACAGGGTGTGTTGCTAAACGCAACGCTAAGATTCCCGGGTCATGGACACAGATCAATTCAGGAATAGAGTGCTTTGACTTGCCTGACGGCAACGGAGTTCCAAGTAATGGTCGCTATTGGAAGCGAGCCTTGCAGTTTCACCGCAACACATGGACAGCCGCTCCGTTGGAGTTAGAAGTGTTCAGACCATTGAGCTATCTATATCAGACATTTGATGTCAATGGCATCGTATGTGATGCACAATTTGACGCTGAACTGGCTACTATACTGACAACCAGATACGGTGATCCAGAAAGTGTGCAATTAGGCATCAAGAACAGTTACGAAAACGCATTGTTGAACAACCTAGGTCGCGGCAACCTGCTTAAGAATCACAAAGAGCAGGTCACAGCAGGATTGATCAATCTTTACAATCAACATTGTGGTCGCTTGGCAGTGCTGCCTCCAGCGGCGTATGTTTGGGCTGTGTGATATGTCTAAATGGCTTTACGTATTCAAAGACCCTATGGGACATCCTGATGTCAAGATTGGCATCACTGGGCATCCCAAGAGTCGATTGGGCACATATCAAAATGCCATGAGTCCTCGCAGTCATCGAGCGTGTTTTGATTTTGTTTGGGTAGGTCCAGACAACCAAATCGACAAGCTCGAGAGTGTACTAAAGGATCATTACGATTGGGACATTGCCAGCGATAAGATGGGAGAAAGTGAATGGGTTCAGGACATCACAGTTGCAGAAATACAACAGATTGTTCAGACAAAGATAGACGGTTTCCACTTTCATATCAAACCCTTGGACGCTGAGTTTCCTGTCAATCAAGACGATTGTCCTTACAAGGTATAGACAGTGAAAGAAAAAGCACCCTAGGGTGCTTTTTTCTTATCTACGTTTTACTGCTCTTCTTGCTGCTCGGGCTACAACGCTTTTGGTTGCTCGCCAACCTTTCTTTCTTGCCATGATTATTTGCGCTTACGTAGTTGTCTACGAACTGCGGCTTGCATTGGTGTTTTTGCTCTATCGGATCTACGGGCCATGATGTTCTCCTTGAAAATGAACAATCTTTATAATACTATTTATTGTCGTTGTTGTCAACCACCAAAAAGACTTGACAAATACATCAAAAGGCCGTATAATATACACATTAACACAAACTGGAGCAGAAATTGAGAACACAGCCCGAAACAATCATTGCCAAACTCGAAGCAGACAACAGCCGGTTGGCCAAAGAAGCTGTTCTTGCAGAAGCAATGACAGAAGGACTCGATGAGTTCTTTGAAGGAGTTCGCTGGTGCTTGGACAAACTGCATACCTTTGGGGTCAAGCAGGTTCCAGAGAGCGCAGTAGATGGCCAGGGTCTGAGCTGGATCAACTTCAGTGAACTAGCAGATGCTCTGTATCGCAGAACACTCACAGGGCATGCCGCACGTGATGCCATCAAACTGGCCATGGATGTGGCTACCCGAGCACAATGGAATGGATTCTATCGTAGGATCCTTATCAAAGACCTACGTTGTGGTGTTTCAGAAAAGACTGTAAACACAGTGGCCAAGAAGTCTAAGAAGCCTGAGTATGCTGTTCCTGTGTTTGAATGCATGCTGGCACATGATGGTGCCAACCACGAAGGCAAGATCACAGGCAAGAAATTGG